AGCTCGGCGTGCCGCCGCCGCGCCTGCACCCGCTACCCGCGTCGGCTTGCCCTCCACCGCGAACGAGAAATCGGCGGTGATCTGCACGCCCGCGTCGCCGCCGATCGGCACGCTCGCGACGAGCACGGAGCCCGTCCACTTCGTGCCGTCGGACGTGTTCGGCGTGAACTCGAACGCGACGACGCTCCCCGCGTTGTCGAAGCAGTAATTGACGAACCCCGCATCGAGCTCGAAATCCTGAATCGCGGAGCCCTCGAGCGCCCACGTCTCTTTCTGCTCGGGGAGCGGCGACGGTTCGGCGAGCGTCGGCGTGCCGTCCGTCTCATCGACGGACGGAGTGAGCACGACGTTCGCGATCTGAGCCGAATGGTCGGCGGCTCCGAGTAGCAGCGTGCCGACGCCGAGCCTTGAGTCAGTCAGTGGCATGAGATTCCTCCGGTAGTCGTGAGAGCGAGACAGTGGCGACGAGCTCGAGCGACGCGAGCGGCTCGGCGTGCCCGCCGATGAGATAGGAGCTCGGCGAGTACGCGGCGACGCCGATCGCGTCGGCGGCGGCGTCGGCGGTGCCGTAGAGCCGATCGCGGGCGGCGGGCCCGCTGAGCGGGTCAGCCGAGACGATCGTTACCGGGACGGTGTAGCTCGAGCTCGAGAGCCCGCGCCCCGTGAGCGTCGGGAGCCCGACGAGCACGCCGATCGGGTCGGGGATGAGAGCGCCCGCGTCGGCGGTCGCCTCGAGCCCCGCGTCGGTCAGGAGCTCGAGCACGGCGGCGATCGCCGCGCTCGCGAGCGTCGTCGGCGCGACCGCGCTCATACCGCCACCGGGCGACGCCAGCCGATGAGCCGCATAATCTCGGCCCGCTGAGCTCCGAGAGCGTCGAACATCGTGCTCTGCTCGTCGTAGCCCGTGAACCCCGACGGAGCGCCTCGAGCCTGGAACATGAGCCCCGCCCACCGGATCGAGCCGAGCCGAATGTCGGCGGCGACGTTCGCGGGATCGGTGAAGTCAAGATCGGAGCGGCGACGCTCCACGGCGGCTCTGACGGCGGCGGTCGCGTCGATGAGCCGTTGCTCGGGAGCTCCCACCCAATCGTGATACGCCTGCACGTCGGCGGGAGTGATCCACGGATCGCCGACGGCGACCGTGCTCGAGCTCGGCGGTGCCTTACCACCGCCGAGCTCGCCCGGTTCATGCTGCTCGCTCACGCTACTTGCTCGAGCTCCGACGCGACGCGGCGGCGAGAGCAACGCCGTCATTCGCCTTGAGAATCTCGAGCGGCCAGTCGGTGTCCACGACGGCCTCGCCGACGACGCCGAGCTCCACGTTGAGAGCTCCGATCGCGTTCGCCGTCATCTTGACGGGATTCGTCACGCGGGAGTCGATCGCCCGCCGCGTCGCGGCGATGATCGAGCCCGCCGCGAGATCGCCCGAACAGACGATCGGGAGCCCCGCGAACGATGCCGCGAGCCCGCCCGCCGCCGAGACGGTCGCGCCGAACCCCATCGCGGCGTCGAGCGCCTTGCCGTCGGCGAGCTCGCCCCACACGTCGGGAGCGGCGAGCACGACCTCGGGCGACCGCTTCGCGAGCGTGAAGAACTCCGCGATGAGAGCGCCGACGGTCGCCGCCGTCGCCTCGGTCGCCGCGCCGAGCTCGGTCGCGATCGCGACTTCGACATCGGCATAGAAATCCTCCACGGCCTGCCCGTACATCGCGGTCAGCACGTCGGGATCGGAGCGGGACGCGAGCATGTACGGGATCGCGATGCCCCACGCCCACCCCTGCACGTCGGCCTGTTGCGTCGTGATCGTCGCCGCGTTCGAGGGAGCGTCGGCGGTCACGGGATTGAGCCAGCCGCCAGCCGGAGTCACGCCCCACTTCGGCTTGATGATCGCGAGCCCCGAGCTCGGGAGCGGGCGACCGCCGAACACGGTCGAGAGCGTGCGCGGCGTCTGCTTGCCGCCGAGAATCTCGGTCTGATAGCTCGGCGGGAGCACGCCCGAAAGATCGGCGATCGAGCTCTCGGTGAGAGCCGCCGTGACGACGGCGAGCGCCTCGGAGTCGCCGCGCTGAGCTCCCGCGATCGCGAGAACGTACTCGCCAGCGGTGAGCGACGGACGGGCGGCGGCGGCGAGCACGACGGGAGCGGCTCCCGCCTCGAGCGGTGAATCCTGCATCGGTTCGTCTCCTTCGGTTGCGGGCGGGTCGCCCTGGTCATCGTCGGGCGGCGGGTCGCCCTCGATCGGGAGTTGCTCTTGCGCGGGATCGGGCTCGAGCTCGGCGGCGACTCGCTCCACGCCCGCGCCCTCGAACGCCGAGAGCGAGACGAGCGAAACCTCGAACACGCGAGCGGCGGTGACGGAGCGAATCCCGCCCTCGAGCTCGGTGAACTGATCGACCTCCGCGCCGATCGAGAGCCCGCCCCTCGAGCCGCTCACGGCCTGCGCGAGAGCGGCGTCGCCGTCGGGAGTCGGGTCGATCGAGAACCGAACGCCGAGCCCCTCATCGCGATCGCCGTGCTCGGTCAGCACGCCGACGGGTCGGCTCTGATCGTGCCCGAGTAGGAGCGGCGTGCGAGCTCGAGCGAGCTCGAGCGATCCGGGCTCGAATCGGTAGCGGTTGCCGTTGAGCGTCGCGACCTCGCCGTACACGGCGGCGAGCCCTTCGATCGTGCGAGCCTCGCCGTCGGCGGCGGTCACGTCCATCGTGAATCGGAGCACGGTCACACCTTCCCCGGTTGCATTGTCGGTGAGCTCGAGCTCGGCGGGATGCCGAGAAACGATCGAGCCTCGGAAGCGTCGATGATGCCCGCCGTCAGTAGCTCGGTGACGTAGGACGCCGCCGAGCTCGGGTCGCTCCGTAGATACGCCTGCACGTCGAGCGCGACGCGTTGCCCGCGTGGAGTGACGGACGGGAGCGAGAGCGTCGCCTCGATCGTTCGGAGCGGCGGCGCGACCGCCGTAGAGACGAGTAGCGCCTGCTGAGACGAAAGGTTTGCGTAGAGCATCGCGGCGGCTCCACCCGACGGGCTCGCGCCGATCATCGCGACCGGGACATTGAACAGCCGAGCTACTTCGGTCGCGACATTCGCCCGCGCCTCGAGTAGCTGTAGATCGGCGGGCGATAGCTGCTCGCGCTTGTACGTCACGCCCTGCAAGAACGCGACGCCGTTCGATCGCCGCGCCGCCTGGAATCCCGATAGGAGCTCGGTCGCCTCGTCGGGTGAGAGCTCGGTGCCCGTGTTCTCGAGCACCCCGGCAGGGAGCTCCACGGACGCGAGACGGCGGGCGGCGAGCTCGAGCTCGGTCGCCGCCGAGAGAGCTCGAGCTCCCGTCGTCAGGATGCCCGGAGCCGTGGAGTCGAATCGAATCACGTCGGCGATCGGGACGGGCTTGCTCGAGCCCGTCACCCGGTAGCCCGTGACGGTCTGATACCCGCCCGCGCTCGAGCCCTCGGCGATCGGCGTGACGCTCTCGAACGGGAGCCAGCGAATCGCCGACGGGAACCCGTCCGAGTCGCGACGGAGAACGTGCGAGTACGCCCGCCCGTGAAAGAGCACGTCATCGACCGTGGACGCGAGCCACGCCTCGAACGTCGTGCTCGGGTCGGGTTGCGTGAGCAGCGAGCCGAGCTCGAGCCGCTCGTCGCCCCGGTAGCGGGTCGGCGGGAATTGCACCATCGCGCCCACGATGAGATTCCGGCACGCGGCGACGGCGGGTATCTGCATCGCGAGCTCTTTCGTCGTGCTCTCGGGGAGCACGATCGACGCGACCTCGAGGGAGCTCGAGCGGGGAGCCGTGCGGGGAGGCTCCGCTCGGGCGACGGGATCGGACGCCGCGTTCGAGCCCGTCACCCATTGAGAGAGCCTCCCCATACGCACGAGAGCCTCGCTAACGAGCGAGGCTCTCGCATCATGCCTACGGCGTATCTCGAGCCGCTACGCCGCTCTACGGCCCGCCTGCCGCTCTCTGAGCCCCTCTGAGCGAGCGAGTAGCGTCGCCTCGAGCGACTCGCACGCCCGCATCGCCGCCCGAGCCCGAGAGAGAGCCACGTCGAGCCGCTCGAGCTCGCTCATCGTCTTGAGCGCCGTCGGGCGGGCGGCGACGAGCACCGAGCCGCGAACGCCGTGCGTGCCCGCCGCGTCTCGGCAGAACCCGAGCAAGCGGATCGGCTCGGCGATCGCCGCGCTCACGTCCTTGAGCGTCGGCGTCCTAGCTTCCATCGCGGTTGCCCTCCCGGTAGAGACGGAGCACGACGCCGCGTGACGAGCCCCATACGCGATACCACGGGAGAGCTCCACCGGGAGCGTGCCCCGCCGCCTCGAGCTCGTCAGCGGGTATGTATATCCAACAGCCCGTCTCACGGCCCGCCCGCTTCGCACGCCTACGGCGGGCGGAGTCGTACCGCCCCGACGGGCGCGAGCTCGTTAGGAGCCCGCTCACGTCGTCACGATGACGAGCGCGGCGACGACGGCGGCGAGAGCGATCGCGAGCACGATCGCGGCGGCGACCCACGGGCTCGAGCTCGCCGTCGTGACGACGAACGCGGGCGCGTCGCTGTCACGCTCGGAGCTCGAGCGCGGGAGCGAGACGATCGGCTCGGGCTCGGGCTCGGGCTCGGGCGCGATCGCCTCGAGCTCGTCGCGGGTCGGCCCACACCCGAGCTCGGCGTCAGCCGCCGCCCGGAGCGCGAGCATGATGCCGTGGAACTGTTCGCCCGTGAGCGCCATTGTCTCGGCCCACGTCTCGAACTCGCGCCCGTTCTCGTCGTCGGGTCGGAGCCCGCTCACGTTGCGCTCGATGAGATTCGCCCTCACCCGGATCGCGTGTAGGTCATCCAACATCGTCATACGGCGTCCCTTCGATTGTGGAGCTCGGCGAGCTCCGTCCGAGCAGCATAGCGGGAATCGCTCGAGCTCGAGCGATTCAACCGGCGACGACGAACGAGCGAGAGCGGCGGTCGGGTCGGAGCTCATGCCCGACGGCCCACACCATCGCCCGAGCCGCGAAGATCGGCCCCGGCGATCGCTTCGCCGAGAGCGTCGTGCCCGCGTCGGGGATCGTGAGCGGGACGGCGGTGAGAACGTGCTCGGTGAGAGCCTCGTTCCCGTCGTGCTCGAGCCGCCCGTCGGCGATCGCCGAGCGGGTCGGCCCGAACCCGCTCCGCTGTTCGGCGGTCGCGACCTTGCCGAGCTCCACGCCCGAGAGCTTCGCGACGTGAGCCTCGAACGAGCTCGGATAGAGCACGGTGAGCCCGCGCCGCTCGAGCGCCAGGAGCTCGAGCTCACGCCAGAGCTCGCGCCTCGAGCCGAACACGCGCCCGCGCACCTTGACGCGATCGCCGTCGAGCACGGCGAGCACGAACGCGAACCCCTCGCCCGCCGCGTCGTCATTGATCGAGACCGTCCCGGCGGGCTTGCTCGGGAGCTCGAGCTCGGCGACCGCCGCCGAGCTCCACGACGACGGAGCGACCCACGACGACGCCGCCCGCACCCACTGATTCAGGTACATCGTTCTCCACGCGAGCTCGCTCGTCGTCTTGCGTGCGTGCTCGAGCGCGGCGACGCGACCGGGCGACCATTCGGGCGACGCCTGCCGCCACGCCGCCCGATCGTCAATGTCGGCGTCGGGCGATGCGCTCCACTCGAGGATGAGCGTCGTCGCGTTGTCGGGATCGGCGAGCTCGGCGATCGCCAGAGCTCGAGCCTCGAGCAAGAGCTCCGAGCCGCCGTCGCCCGCCGTCGAGACGAGGATGAGTTGCGGCTCGGCGGTCGCGATCATCGTCGGCTCGAGCGACTGTTGCACGACCTCGGCGGCGATCCGCCAGCCCTCATCCACGAACGCGAGCGAGAGCGACGAGCCCACGCCGCCGTCGAGCGTCGCGGCGGCGACCTTCCACGTCGAGCCGTCGCCGAGCTCGAGCGCCTCTTGCCCGTTCGAGCGCCGCACGTTCGCGCCGATCGACCGTTCGAGCTCGGCGGCGGCGGCTTGCCAGTGACGGCGAGCCGTCTCGCGCACGTTCGCGATCGAGAGCACCGCTTGAGCCTCGCCGAACACGTCCGACGCGCCGAGCCGCCACGAACAGAGCCCACGGGATAGGACGCTCTTGCCGCTCTGACGGGCGACGGTCAGAATCACGCGCCGCCAGCGGAGCGAGCCGTCGGCCCGTCGCTCGAGGATGCGCTCGAGCGCGTAGCGTTGCCAGAGATAGAGCTCGAGCCCGAGATACTCGCGAATCCACGCCGCCGCCTCGCTCCCGTGCGAGCCCGTCACGTCGGACGGGCGCGGCGTCTCGAGCCTCGGAGCGACGAGCTCGAGCTCGGCGACGCTCGGAGCGAGCTCGCCGCCGTCCTGCATAATCGGCTCGCATACTTCGTGACCGGGAGAGATAGAGAATGGATACAGGGCGCGGCTCTCT